GGTTATGAGATTACAGTTAATGACGGCGTCGAAGTTGATGCGAAAGTTTTAGACGCTATCCGAGAAGCAGATGTAAAATATAAGATCAATAAAAATCTAATTGAATTCGTACAAATGGGTCGAGTTTTTGGTATCCGAATTGCAATGTTTGTGGTCAACTCGCCTGATCCTCAGTATTACGAACAACCATTTAATCCCGATGGTATCACCCCCGGAAGTTATCGCGGGATATCACAGATTGACCCGTATTGGATTAGCCCCGAGTTAGGACCGCAAGCGGCGGGTAATCCCGGCGCAATTGATTTCTACGAACCAACATGGTGGAGAATTAACGCGGTAAAAGTACATCGTACGCATTTAATTATTTTCCGTACGGAAGAACTACCCGACATTTTAAAACCGGCATATATTTACGGCGGCATACCAATCCCACAAAAAATATATGAACGCGTGTACTGCGGTGAACGCACCGCGAATGAAGCGCCGATGCTCGCGCTCACAAAGCGCACAGATGTTATTACTTGCGACGTTACAAAAGCTATAGGTCAACAAGCAGCATTTGATATGAAAATGCAAATGTGGGCGTATAATCGCGATAACTACGGCGTTAAAACGATCGGCGAAGACGAAAAAATGGAACAATTCGACACGTCATTAACTGACCTTGACGCCGTGATTATGACCCAATACCAGCTTGTCGCTGCCGCTGCGAATGTTCCAGCTGTGAAATTATTAGGCACTCCGCCAAAGGGGTTTAATTCTACCGGCGAGTTTGAAGAAGCGAATTATCACGAAGAATTGCAAAGTATTCAAACGCATGATTTATCAGCATTGCTAGAACGCCATCATTTAATTTTAATTCGTTCTGAAATAGCGCCCGCGTTCGGTATTGAACCATTTGCAACGTGTGTCACGTGGAATCCATTGGACGCAATGACAGCGAAAGAATTAGCGGAATTGAATAAGATGAAAGCGGAAACGGGTGCATCATTAATAAATAATGGCGCTATCGACCCAGAAGACGAACGCCAACGCGTGATTAATGACCCGGATTCCGGGTACAGCGGCGTGGAGGATGAAGAACAACAAAGCGACCCTGTAGATGCGTAAGACGCCAAAGCTAACGAAACGCAAGCAGAAGTGGGCGAAGAATCGTGATGTTACATTGCGGGGGACACGCCTCGCATATAACGCCTCGCAACAAGCGAAGTATAAAGAAGCATTGCGGAAACTTGTACAGTATATGACCGATGTAACCCAATATAGAGTTAAAAAGCTCTTTGGTGGTAAAATAGCGGATACTTATTTTGAAAAACAAGAAGAAGCCGCCGCAATGGACAGTAGTATAACAAGTCGCGCAAAACAGTTAATGAACGAGTTGACTAAAAAGTTTTCACAGTTATTTAGTTCAAAAGCTACGCCTATCGCTGAAAAAATGGTCAATGGCGCTAGTCGGGTTAGCAAAGCTAGTTTGCATAGAAGTTTAGAAACTTTATCCGGTGGTCTGTCCTTGAAAACGGGTTTAATCCCGGCGGGGATGGAAGATGTTACAAGAGCGATCATTAATGAAAATGTACAATTAATTACCTCGATACCTGAACAATATTTACACGATGTTTCGGGCGCGGTCATGCGTTCAATAACCAGCGGTAGCGGATTACAAACGCTTGCACCCGAGATACAAAAATACAGCGGGCAAAGTTATCGCAGAGCAAAAAATATTGCACTCGATCAAACAAGAAAAGCGTATAATTTTATCAATAAGCAACGTATGCAAGCGCTCGGCGTTAAACAGTTTGAGTGGATACATAGCGGAGGCGGCCAAAAACCGCGCCAGAGCCACATAGCGATGGACGGTAAAATATTCAGCTTTGACGATTTACCCGTGATCAATCAGGAACAAGTCGATGCGGGAAGCGAAAGCCCCGTGCGCGGTATCCCTGGACAAGCCATAAACTGTATGTGTACTATTTTGCCAGTGTACGAATTTGACGAAAGCGAGGATTAAGTGATATGCCATTAAAATCCGGTTCAAGTGAAAAAACGATAAGCGAAAATATCGCTGAATTAATGTCAACGGGTAAATACCCACAGAAACAAGCAGAAGCAATTGCATACTCTCAGGCGCGTAAATCCGGCAAAGACTCCGAAAGCCACCGAGAAATTGATCTAAACGGTTGGCCTGAAATTAAAGATAACCCATTATCTAAAATTGGCGTTTTCCCATATTCAGGCGCGCAGATACATCCCGATCTTGAACCAGACAAAATATATAATGTATATCGGCCGGAGGAAGAATTATCACACCCCGATACTATCGAATCGTTTAAATTATTACCCTTCACAGACGAACACGCAATGCTAGGCGCGGAAGGCGCGGGGCTAATGCCTGCGGAGCAAAAAGGCGTGCATGGTGTGATCGGTGAAGATGTTTATTATGCTGACGGATACCTTAAAGGTAATCTTAAAATATTTTCGGATAAGTTAAGCCAGTTAATCGATAGCGGAAAAAAAGAGCTATCAATTGGATATCGGTGCTTGTACGATCTTACACCAGGGGTATACAATAATACTCATTATGACGCGATACAACGCGAGATACGCGGTAACCACGTGGCTTTAGTTAATGAAGGGCGTGCAGGTCCCGACGTGGCCGTGTTAGATCATTTTATAACTACTTTCGACACTAAGGGGTTAGCAATGCCAGAGACAAAGATGGAAGAAAAGGAAGGCGAGAAAAAAGCGGAAGACGTAAGTGGAATGTCTGCGCTTATGAACCGCATGGATAAAATGGAAAAAATGGTTTCAGATATGGCGGAAAAATATGCTGGCGACGTTGAGCCAGACGATTTCGTTGACAAGGCAAATGTAGTCGATGAAGAAAAAGACGAAGAAAAGAAAAAAGACGCTAAAGATAAAGATGAAGAAAAGAAAGACGAAGAAAAAGCAAAAGGAATGGACACTAAAGCTTTAATTATTGAGATTTCTAAACGTGATGCGTTAGCCCGCGAAATAGCAACTTATGTGGGTACTTTTGATCATGCGAGCAAAACTCTCGATGAGGTAGCGGAATATGGCGTTAAAAAATTGGGATTGACTTGCACAGCGGGTCAAGAACAAGCAGCGCTGAGTGGATATTTAGCAGGCCGTAAGGTAGCGCCCGCTATGGTCACAGATTCCAATACCGCACCCGCGTCCACTAAATTAGATGCGTATTTTAAGGGAGATAAATAATCATGGGTTTTCAAACTGCGGTACAGTTACAACAAGGTTTTGGTGTCCCTGGTGAATTATTCACAGACGGCCCCTATCGCGCGGAATCATTTATTATCAATTCTGCAAGTGCAGCATATAACATTATCGGTGCAACGGTTTGTACTGTGTCTAGTCAAGGTGTGGTCGCAGCGGGCGGTACAGGTGCATTCGCTGGTTTCTTAGTTAACCCTAAGGGTCAAGCATTATTAGGCACTAGCAGTGGTACCTTAAACCCCAGCTTAACGGTGCCTAACTATACCCAAGTTGAAGTATTAAGCATGGGTACTATTATCGTGACATTACCAGCAGCAGCGGCTATCGGTGACTTAGTATTATATAACACTACCACAGGCGCATTAAGCACAATGGTAAACGGCGGTACACCCCCAGGCGGCACAGCTTATGCCAATGCGTGGGTGGACTATTACACAGTGGGCGGCGCAGGCTTAGCGGTCATTACTGTTAACCCAGCTATCGCAGTTATCGGCAGCTAATCAAGGAGCATTATAAATGATTGCTAGACAGACTAAACAAATCTCGGCGTTAACTCCTCGAAAAGTCCGAGCATTAGAAAATTTCGACGTTAACGAATACCAGCATTTAAATAAGCTAGGTATCGGTTTAGATGATCGTATGATTCGTCATATGATGACCATGGACGCATTGCAGCCTACTATTACCACAGCGAGCATTGGTACACCTGTACAGTTCTTACAAGAATGGTTACCAGGGTTTGTATTCGTAATCACAGCAGCCCGTAATATCGATAAGCTCGTGGGGATCGCTACTATGGGTTCCTGGGAAGATGAACAAATCGTACAAGGTATCTTAGAACGCGTTGGTACTTCCGTGCCTTATGGCGACTATACAAATATCCCACTTTCAAGCTATAACACCAACTTCAACACTCGTACTATCGTACGTTTTGAAGAAGGAATGAAAGTCGGTAT